AAAACTGTTTTTGTAAGTGAAGTATCAGCTCTTAAATGTGCTAATTCTTCATTTTGTTCTAATTTTTCATCTTGATTCATTTGATTCATCATTGATTTCATTTTATCTAAATTAATTCTCTCTTTTCCTTCTTGTTCTTTTCTATAATTTTCTTGTGCTCTTAAATCAAGTTCTCTTGCTCTTAATTTTGCAATAGGATCATTATCAAATTGTGAAGTAATTTCTTTTTCTTCCTTCATAAATTCTTCCATCATCTCTGCAATTAAAGTTGCTTTTCTAGATTCTATTTTTTCAGTTAACATTCTAAGTTGCATTTGCATCTGTGGAGCTAATTGTGGATTCTGTTGCATCTGCATTTGCATTTGTTGTAATTGTTGTAGTTCATCTCTAAATTCTACTTCAACTTGTTCTTGTGCCATCAAAGAAATATGTTCAAAAATATTTTTCTCAAGACTTGCCATAATAGCAGGATTATTTCTTGCCATGTTTGTTGCCATAAAATTTAAATGTGCAGTCATGTGTGCTCTATGATCTTGGCCCGGAAACGCTTGGAATGGTCTCCCTGCTAAAGCATCAATGTGTTCTAAAGCAGGGTCCTTTGGTTGTGGGGGTTGTGGTCGAATTAAAATTTGATCAATATCTTTTACACCTAATGCTTCATACATATGTCTATATGCATTGTACATATTGTGTATTGTTGGATTTGAGGTTGCCAGTTGGAGTTCTGTTTGCGCAAGTGAAATACGCTGTGTTTGTGAGAAAATGTTGGGGTCAGCAACTGGCAATATATCTACTCTATCATCAAAGTCTGTTTGTTTAATCATTCTTTGACCCCCAACGACATCATATGGATATTCTTGTGGTAGATATAACTTGAAAACTCTTGCTAATAATTTGAATTCATTTTTTAATGCTGCGTAAATTCTTTTGTGGATAGCAGACATAGTTCTACTACCTCTTTCTAGCAACGCGACTGTAGTGCCCACCGCGGCTTGCTGATTCCCATCCCCTACTTGCAGGTCTGCTATAGAAGCAAATCTTTGTCCTGCAGAAACAACTACACCCATAAGCTGTAATAGAGTTTGACTTGGCTCTTTAAACGGAAGCATCATAAATGAATCTCTGATGTTTCCTCCTGGTGCATCTACATCTCTAAATTCACCGGGTTGTATTGCCTGTGCATCATCTCTAATTCTGATTCCTCTTTGCTTAAATCCAGCAGGTAAGTTTGATAAAGTTCCTGCATCTAATAGTTGTCTTAAAGCAGATGTAGCAGTTCTTGATAAACCACCAATCATGTGTATTAAACCAAAACCATAAAAACCTAGTCCGGGTAAAAATTTGAAATGTACAAAATATTGTACTTTTGATCTTTTTGGATCATCTATTTCATAGTTTCTTTTTATAGATAAAATTTCTCTAGAATTTTCTTCTAACGTTACGATGTAAGGTAATTTAATTCCTGTTGGTTCACCATCAGGGCCAACATCTTCAAAACCTTCTAAATCTAAATTAACATGACACTCTAATAAATTAAATACATCTTCATCTCTTCCAGATTTAGTTCGTCCTTCTAATTCATTTTCTTTTCGTTCAACTTCATCTTCATTAACTTGACCCGGTTTTAAATCTAAGTCTCTATAAAAACCTGCAACTTGTTGTTTACGTAATTCGTTTTCAGAAATTTTTATACGATGAATAATTGCTTCCGCATCGTCTAATGAGGTAGCAGTATACGGAACAATTAAATCATCAGCCGGTACAAATTTTGAAACGGCTCTTTGCATAACTTCATCATAATAAACTTTTTTAAATGATGAACCTGCTAAAGGTAAATAAAATAACATTTGATCAAACTCAGGCTCATATTCTTTCATTTGATCCATGAGTTGATAATTCATAAAATCTTTTACACGACTTGCTTGTTGTGTTTTTTCTGGAGTTGCAATTCCAAGTATCTGTGTTCTTACCGGTCCATCGGCAGGTAACAATTCTTTATAAGCCAACGCCTGAAACTGAGTAACAGCTTCAGCAAGCACCGGATGAGTGGCACCCGAAGCACCGGCGAATGGTTCCGTCCTGTTTTCATATTTGAATCCTAACAAATCTAAACCCGTTTTGTAAGAACTTTCCCATTCTTTTCTAGAATTTTTATAGTCTTGATAATTTTGAAATAAGTCAGAAGATAATCGACCTAATATATCTTCAGGTAAATGTTCAGCTAAATTGTCATAATGATTTGGTGTACCTTCAACTGATGCAATTGCAGGATCATAATTTATATCAACAGAACCATCTTCATTTTCTTGTATTTCTACAGGATTACCTTGTGTTGCTAATTCTTCTTGTTCTTCTCTTTGAGATTCTTCTATCTCAACATCAGAAGGTACATTAATTTCCTGCTCTACATTTGGAAGAGCTTTATCTACGTCTGCCATTTATTTTCTCCGTAAGTTTTATTGTTTTAACAGTATTATAATTTAAATTCAAGCCCTGAGACTGTGGTCCTTTTTTAGGAGGTGGACCAGATTTTTTTCCATGTTTATATGGTGCTTTAGTCTTCATCAGCGAATTTTTTCATTTCTGCATGAACATCATCATCAATACCAAAATCAACATCTTTCATTTTACCATCTTCATCTGGTCTTACTGATACTTCTTCATATTCAACAAAATCTGTTTCAGGTTCTTTTCTTATTTCCATTTCAAACTCTTCATAACCATACTCTCCTCTATCTCTAATTCGTTTAAGTCTAGCTCCACCTGCACCTTCATATAATTCATAATCTCCTAAATCATATCTCATAAATTCATCAGGGCTATCCATTTTTCCAATAATTTTAGATTGACCCATCATTTTAATTTTATTAATTAAATTAGTTAAATAATCCGGCATTTGATTTGCAGATCTAGAAATTGCTTCAATTGCTGGTTCAGCTGTTTTAGAAAGAGGTTTCATAAATTTTAAAAAAGGAAGCGCTGCTGCTAAAGTTACCGCACCTTTAATAAATTTTCTTCGACCAATATCTTTTGGTTTGCCTCCTTCAGAAAGTTGAACTCGACCTCCTTCTGCAAATGCAACTTGATACGGTGTGCCTGTTAAAGCATAAATTCTTTGTCTAACCATATCAACTAAACCTCTCATAGGTTCTGTTCTACCTTCAGCTCTTTGTAAATTTTCTTCTTGAATTTCTTTATCAACTTTTTCTTTAGCTGATTCTAATTTTTTCTTTTCTTCATCTGTTGCTTCTTCTACTTGTCTAAGACCAATTAAACCTTCATCCATCATATCTTCTTGAGCAGCTTCAAAAGACTTTTCGTAATTAATTTTCTTTTGTATTTCTTGTGACTCATCATCTAATCGTGAGTATTGTCTGATCTTATTGTAAACAGGATCTAAACCAAAAAACCTAGCTGTCATTTCTGGAGTAGACTTACCTTGACCAAATGCAACAGCAGTATCGTAAAGACCATAAGCAACTCCTGCTCCTCCTAAAGCTTTTAATGCACCCATACCATATCGACCTTGTACAACATCATCAATCATTCCTGATGTAAAGTTTGCAACACTTTCTGGTAAACCAATTGAAGAATACATTTTAATCCCTTGTTCTAATTCTTCAGCTGCTTTTAAAACACCTCTTGGTAAATTTGCTCCTTGTGCTTTTGCATTTCTTAACATATCTGCAAATGGTAAACGTTTACCAAACTGTCTTGGCCTTGTTATCATTTTTGGTCTTGATTCAATCCCTTCTGGTAAAGATTCTTTATATGTTTTAAAAGCTTCTTTTTTTTCTGTAAAAGTTTTTGAATTGTCCCACGCTTTTTCAAAAGCAGTTCTAGTAGTATGTTCAGGAAGGTTAGCAACTTTTGGGGTAAGGTGAACATTGAATAAATTTTTATCTCTGCCTTCTACATGTTGAATTTCAAAAGCAGTATCTTTCATTCCGGATGTCCAACCTGGAATTAATTTTTGATTTAATTCTTGTCTTAGTCCCGGTGTTTTATTTATAAAAAATTTTTGTTCATAGGGAGCAACTGCATCTTTAAAACTAAAACCTGTTTTGTTAGGAGATATTTGTTTTTCTAAATTTTTAAATTTAAATTCTTGACCTGTATATTTATCAACCACCATAAATTTATTTCCAAAAAATTTTTCTCTACCTACATTTAATTTAGTACCTCCTTTTAATCTATAACGATCTCCTCTTTGTCCTTTTTGAGCAGTAGTGACCATATCTTTCCATAAAGCTTCTTTTGGACTTCTTGGTTCTGGTGCTAATCCTAATTTTTTATATATCTTTTCTTTATACTTAGAATGTTGTTCTAAAATTTTAGCTCTTTTTTCAGGATCTGAATATGCTCTTTTTCCATATTCTCTTGCTTGTTCTAGTCTTTCTGGAGTTCCTGATCGTTTTACATCTACTCTTTTTCCTATAACTCTTTGTCTAAGTTTTAATTCACTAATTTCTCCTCTTTTAAAAGCAGCTCTATTTTCAGGAGATGCTTCTTTTAAAATTTCTTTGATTGGTAATTTTTTCTGACTTCCATATCCTATTAAATTTAATTGACGAACTCCTTTTTCAATTTGAGCATCTGTAATAGGTTTACCTCTAACACTAACAAAACCTTCTTTGTTTAATTGGTCTGCTATATCCAGAAATCTCATACCTTTATACTGATTCATTTTTTGTTTAAATTGATCAGGAGTTAAAACTTTACCTCCTTCTTGCATTTGAACTCTATCGGTTTCTATTACATCATCAATTAAATCCGCTGTTGGCATTGATTTCTGTAGCTGCTCGCTGCTTGCATCTTGCGACGTGGGTCGAGCGGGTCTTATCATGTAAGAATTTATGTCACTTAGTTTTTTAAACTTCATGATCTTACAATCCCATCAAATAGGCAAGTCCTCCACCTGCTTGTTTAGTTCGATCAGTGCCTTTCTTCATGATTTCTAAAACTTCGTCAGGTGATTTACCTCTTTTCATTAATTCAAAAGCTTGGTCAATTACTGCAAGAGCTTCTGCTTTTCTTTGTGGATCAGGGTCATCAATAATTTGTGTTAATAATCTGTCATCAATACCGGGATATTTTTTTTGTAATTCAAAACGTTCAGCCATCTTAGGTGCCATTCCTCTTAGTTGATCTAATTCTTCTCCAAGATCAAAAGTAGATAATTCTTCTATCTCATCTCTAGTCATTAATCGTTTATCGCCAGACATTTCCATCTCTTCTAATTTTTGTTCTAAAAATTCTTTTCTACCTTTTTCTCCAGGTTTTGGATCTAATCGACCTGCTCTGTAATCTACATACATTGCAGCTTCATATTCTTTTTGTCTTTTTAACGCTTGTTCTGCTTCTTCAACAGTTCCTTCTGACATCCAAGTTTCGCTATCTCCTAACTCTTCTTCATAATCTTTAATTTCATCGTCAGTTAATTTTCTTTTTGGATCAGGATTTCTTGCTTCAAATTCTTCAAACATTTCTTTTTCTTTTACAGACTTTGGTCTTTCCATTTCATCTGCAGTTTTAATTGTGCCTTTACCAAATTTTTTATTTAATTGTTTAGCTAATGCTTGAATACCTTTTGGTAAACTTCCCATAGCATATTGAACTCTATGACCATATGGATATGGTACATCCATTTCTAATTGATCAAAAATTTTAGGGGAACCTTTTTCAACTCTTCCACCTTCAGCATAAAACATAGAATATCTTTCAGCCCCTACATCATCTATTGCTTCTTGTTCTGTAGCGTATTTTTTTCCATCTATAACAATACCATACTCACCAGGAGCAGAAAAACCATCACCACCATACTGTCCACCCTGCATTTCAACAAAAGATCCAC